GTAGGGAATATTTGCATCATATATTTGTCAGCATCCATGTTTACATCTTTCCATTTAATAGTATCAACAAATTTTCCATCTCTAGACTTTACACTAAGATCGGGATTTTTTTCATATAAGTCTTTAGCTAAATCTATAATAATTTCTGCTGAATCTAAAAATGTTTTTTCATATCTCTTAGCTACAGACATAAATCTTTCAGTTTCTAAGTCATTAAAAGTTCTTAGGGCTTTTCCTGAATCCAGTCCAGCAGGTTTTACAGACTGAGCAGATAATTGAGAAATTCCTGCAATCTCATATGCTCTAGCAAATAGCTTATCTACATGGGAAAATAATTCTGGAGGAATACCTCCTAGAGGGGCATAAGATGGAGGCGTACCAGCGTACTTGATAACTCCACCGATACGGTTATTTAAGTGAGATGATACAATTTTAGAACTTGCTTCTACTAGAAGTTTTGGAACAGATACTAAGTGCATTGAAACCTGTATTGTTCTAAGAGTTTTATTAATTTCAAGCTGTAAACCTTGTATTTGCTCTGCTAAACCTTGACCAAAAAAACCAACAGGTCTTACATTCCATCTAAAAAATACAAATGGAAAGTATTCTTTATAGTAGTTTTCTTCAAATAGTGTAGTATTAGATACGCATATGCTATGCTTTCCATCTTTAGCCTTAGGACCAGAAGGTAAATGCCAAGATTCTATAACTTTTACCATATCTTTTAAACTTCCAACATAACTACCTTGTTCTCCATTAGTTCCTAAATTACTAGCTACTTCGATTTCTCGTTCAAACTTAGGAAACATTTGTTGTAAAACATCTTTATGGATATATTTTTCCTGGTGCATTTGTCTAGGTTCGGCATAGTAACATTCTATATCATCTACTTTAATTTCCTCAATAAGGACTCTTTCAGCATAAAGTTGTCCATTTTTAATAAAAAACTTAATAGCCCCAGTTCCAAAAATACAGGCATCAGTAAAGGCTAGAACAGCCTTAGAGTAAAAGTCCATATTCTCAAACTGACCTTCTACAAATTTAGTAAGTTTTTTTGCCTTAGATTGAAGGCTAAAATCACCACCTGAAGTTAAGAAAGTTGCTTTAGGTTTATTTTTAGTTATTTTAGATACTACTGTATCTATCATTGATTGGATTATATTGAGTGTTACTCTGTTAACGGTATTATAGCTTGTCTCTATTCTAGAATAGTTTGCAACATCTAAACCACTAAGATCATAATTACCATATAGTCTAGCATATTTTAAATTATCTGCAGTTCTATATGATTGCCTACTCTGAAGAGTAGATACAAATGCAAACAATTCCTGGTATAGATCATTACGTTTAGCTAGCCACCACCTATTTCCATTTATTTCATCAAACATAAAATATCCTATCTATTTGAAGACCAAAAGAGCATCTCTTCATCTTCTTGATCTTGTTGTTCTTTTTCAAACTTAGATTCATCTAATGTAGACTGTAAATCATCGGTGTAACTTTTAGTAGATTCTATAAAACTTAGTTCAGATAATTCAAACTGAATACCTTCAGATTTAAAAGACTTCACCTTATGTTCTCTACACCATTCTATAAATAATTTAATATCTTCTATATTTTTTAACACGTCTACCTCTTATTGTTCTTCTATTATATTATCTAAAGCTTCCATATCTTCCTCATACATTTTCTCTAATTCAAAAGCATATGGATCTTTCTTTCTTTCTTCACATTCTGTAGCTTCTTTCATTTCTAACTCCTTCATATAGGCATTTGTCCCATCTTTAGGCTTAATTTCTGGCTTTTCAGATAAGTAATGCCTACATTCTCTCCAGGCATATAGCACAGCATCACAAATATCGGAATGATAAGTATCTGATATCTTGGGTCTTTCAGGATTTCTAATCCTGGAGTCTTTATCCCACTGGACTAACATACAATCCTCTTCAAATAACGACTTATTAAATGCCTTAAACTTTTCTGTTCTAAGATCATCATTCAATAACTCGATAAATTCAACTTTTCTAGCCTTATCTGCAGCATCAATATTAAGCCCATGACGCATACGCAGTTCTTCTTGGATCTTTTTACCTAAGGCTCCTGCATCCATGACCATGCGAATTGGATTATATTCGTCTTTATATTCTCTAATTACGGCTACTAATTGACTGATGTTTTGTTTGTTTTTGACATGTTCGTCAACTAAATAAACTTTCTTGTGATGCGTATTGTATCCTATAACAGCAATAGCGTCTGAGTCATTATATCCGATATCGATTCCAATAATGTAGTTCCATTCTCCTGCAGTAGGTAGAGCAGTATAAGTATTTTTAGCCCTACTAAATTTAAAAACCAAAGCATCCTTATCTTCGACCCATCTTCCAAAAGTCTCTCTAATATAGGAAGGGTCCGATTCATCAATACCCCTAATAATCCGTTCTTCACGCAGAATCTCCTCCAAATCCAAATCAGGAGGGGAATGCATATAAGGGTTATCAAAAGCTGTCCAGTGATGGGACTTCCAGTTTTTAGATTGAGAATATTCGTAGAATACTCCAGCTTTAACTGGTCCAGGAGTACCAGTGAGATATAAGCCACCACGCAAATCCCTTAAGGCTGGGATTATGATATCATTTATGAGTTCCTTTAAGTATGACCTAAAGGATTGGCACTCATCTATGTAACATTTTCTAAGTTTCCAGCCTCTAAATTTTTCTATCTCTGTTCTATCTTTCGCTCCTGCTATGTAAATTTTTGATTTATTTGGAAACATGATAATTAGTCTTGTATTATCTGTCTTACACTCCAATTCATATTCTTCTATTATCTTCAATAGATCGGACCAAATAATTGCCCTAGCTTGTTGTTGAGTTATGGTAATATAGAGTAAGTTAACTTCTGATTCTTTAATAGCTGTATCAATCATATCCGCAGCTATGCCAACAGTTTTACCTGCTCTACGAGAACATACAGTAGTTCTAAATCTTGAACCCTTACCACGAAAAAACTTTGTCTGATTATCAAAACAAAATTCCTCAAATACAAATTGAGGTTTTTCAGACTTTGTTTTTCTCTTCTGGATCTCCGCTATTAAGGCTTCTCTGTTTACGTTCGGCAAAGCCTGAGACTTCACTTTTACTCCTTAGTGTTTTTTTATACTCTTCATTACTCTGATCCGAAGGGTTTCGCATGGCTTTATCAAACATTTTTCCATTCTTAAGTTTAGCATTCCAATGAGAGTTGAAGGCTACAGACCGCCGTTCCCCATTTCCTTTAAAGGGATAAACTGTATGTAGTAAGTTGGATGGAAAAATACATAATTGTCCAGGTTGAGGCATAAAGGATACCGAGCCTTTTTCAAGCCCACCAGGACATGCTGTTTTATAAACAAACTCAATCATTCCATCTCGTTGCATTTTATATTCTGGTAGTTTTTTACTCTTGGTTCTATCTTCCATTATGGGTAATTTTAACCATAATACAGATGAAAGATCACAATAGGTATGAAAATGAATAGGATTATACTCATCAGCATATTGACTTACAATCCACATATGGTCTAAATGAACCTGGAGAGTTTCGATCTCATGTCCTGCTCTTGTTAAGGAGTTCCAAACATAGTTGTATAGCATACCTTGTAAATATGGATATAGACCAGCTTCTTCTAAATCCTTATTAGAAACATAGGTTTCTTCTTTTATATTTCCTACTAAATTTTTACCCCAATCTATACGTTCTTGATCTTCTAGAATTTTATCTGTAAGATCCAATAGTTTACGTTGAACTTCATCTGGAGTTTGAAACATCCCCATGTCTGGACCAAAAGGCTTGATAAGATTAAAGTCTGTTTTCTTAGCTAATCGTTCAGCCCATTCAGATGGAGATTCATTCAATTTTAACTCTTTTCTTTCTTTTTTCGCTTTCTTTCCACTCATATTAACCCCTATAGGCTGTTCGTTTTACTCTTGGTTTGTCTATTCTTTGAGGAGTGGATACCTTAGCTCTTTCTATTTTATCTTTTTCTGCTTGAGCAACCTTTATAGGTGATTTAAGATAAATTGCAGAAACATTAGTAAGAGGTATTAAAATATGGTCACTTTCTGATTTTATAGAAACCATACCTAGCTCTTCTATTATTTCTAAGTCTATAGGTAATTTGTTATTAATCTGTCTAGTAGCAAAAAATGTTTCTTGCCTTTTGTCAAACATTACAGATTGATAACACCGTATAGCATCTATTTCATATTTCTTCATTATATCCTCCAATTAATTTTATATTTTACTTGCCTATTCCAAAACGAAAAAGGTTCTATTCTATCTATAATATTGGCTTTTAAGGCTTCTTTAGCCCCCCACCAGTTATCCTCTTTAATAAGGGACATAAACTTTTTAGGGTCTATCTTTAGTCTTTTAGAAATATCTTCTAACATGTGGTTATCAAAAAAATCTAAAGCCTTAAAAAGTTTTTTATTCTTCTTATTTCTCTTATCAGGTCTTTTACCCCCTACGGATGTTAGATGGTGCATGTAGGTTGATGTAGGTGCGCCTATTCGTTCATCACAGAATTGCAGGATTACAAATGCCATGGAGTATGCGTTTCTAACATAACATTTTATTTTGTATCCTTTAGCTTGGAGAGTTTTCATTTCTCCAATAAACTCCAATCCTATATGAACAGATCCTCCTCCAGAGTTTATTCCTATGGTTATTTGTTTACTTATTTTATGCGCTAATTCTGCTTTCTTAAAAGCTTTTATTACATCCTCTGCTCCATAGTAAACTACTTCCCCGATCCCTATATCATATTTGTTTACTAGAACTTCTTCCTTCTCTATGGATCTAAAGCCAAAAATACTTAATCCAAAGACTAAGGCTATTGCTGCTAATTTTTTCATGTGTCGTCCTCAGTTGTGATGAGCCTAGTCTCATCTTCATATGTTTCTAGGAGTGCCATTATGCTTTCTAATTTATTTTTAGTGTTAATCTTTAATTGTTTAATATCCCATCTAAAGTGTCCAGAGTCAATAAGTTTTAATCCGTTTCTTTCTCTGTGAGAATTTTTTACAGCAATACGGTCTATCTTCTCAAATATATCATCCAATATTTCTGCTGTAATCTGCATCATATTGTGGGCTACTTCATGGTTTTTATCTTTAAATGATTTCATCAATGACTCCATATTCTAAACATTTGTCAGGAGTTAAGTAAAAGTTTTTCTTATAAGTTTGATCGTACCAAAATTTTTCATCCTTATTACTTAGTTCTGACATCCACACACACCATTGTCTTTCTTGCTTTTCTACTTGATCTACTTCTTCTTTAGTTTCCGCATGAGAACCTCCTATGTAATAACTCATTTGATGTGCCATGAATACGCAATATTTGGACATGGTCCGTTTACGCCCTGCGGCTAAAAGTAATGTAGCTGCACTCATGACATGTCCGTAAGCCTCAGTTACTATGCGACAATTAGAAGCCTTAATTCGTCCTACCATGGCTAAGGCATCGTAGACTGAGCCACCAGGAGAGTTTATGCGGATTATGATTGTTTTTTTACCCGATCGTTCCAGCTCACTTAAGGCTGCGTCTAGAAAGGCAAAGGACGCTTCGCCGATTTCTTCATTAATTTGAATGACCCTATCAACAAAATTTATTCCCTGTTCAAAGAGATAATCGAGCCTTAGTTTTTCTTTATCTATATCTTTAGCTTTGCTCATTTAAAGACTCCGATAAGTCAGGAAGATAGAGTAATAAATAAGGATGATAAACAAAATTATATTTAGACGATAATTTATCTGCCATGCGAGTATGGTGAGTATAAACAGATGCTTTATCAGTCGAATGACCTACTGCGTCTAAAAGAGTTTTTCCAATCCCCACATTTCTGAAGGTATGTTTTACATAGAGGAAGTGAACTACTAGTATTCCTTCTTCCTCCCCCACTACTATATAGCCGTATAGCTGGGATGGATCGGATTCATTACAAGCTATTAAAACTTTCGAATTATCTAATAACCTTTCTACTATCTTATGATGTTCCTCAAAATAAATTGTGTTGGTTATCTTCTCTCCGAAGTGTGAGAACCTATAAGACTTTAACCAGGAACTAAATATAAAAGACCTATCCTCTTCAACAAGAGGTCGGAGTCTTATGGAATTATTCTTCTCCATTATTGGACTCCAGAATTTTCTTCTCTACCTCCTGTAGATGGGGGTAGCTTAATACTAAGGCTTTGAGTTGAAACTCTAGTTCTTCTATTTTTTCTTGGATTTGATTTTTCTGCATAATTGCATGACCGATTTGGGCATAGATTTGATCTGCTTTCGTTTGGTAGATTTCAGTTGCTTTCATAATTACTCCTTTATATTAGTTGTTTCTTTATTATTAGCTTCAAGGACCTTTTTGGCTAGGCGCAGCAATTCCACATCTGAGAGTGTGGATAAATCTTGAGAGTCTGCAATTTCCCTTTCTTCTCTCTGAATCTTCACCAGGGACTCCAGGTAGCCTTGTACGATTCGGGCTTCCTTTGGATCAAGTGTAACCCCACGAACAGCCTTAGACCTGTAGTGAGCAAGTTCTGCGCCTATGATAGCCTTAGCATCGTGGAGCAGTAGTTCAGTTGCAGGGACTATAGTACTGTGGGTTAAATCTATACTCCTTTTCTTTGGTGGTAATAATATTCGTTTAGGCTTTTCTTTTGACATTACTTCATCCAGGATAGTGTATTTATTACTGTAGTATAGGGGTTCTTTCTACAGAATGCAAGGCTTTTTTTATCCCCCCCCCTTTGTTAAGATATCTTCATATTTGCTACATAGATTGCCAAGATTTCTTCACACTCTCCATACAATTAGTTCTAGAGTAGAGTAATATTAATAATTTCAAGTACTTAAGTTTAGTATGAACATAGTACACAGAGTAAGGCTTACCTTTTCTACCCTTTTTATTTAGGGGATATTTAAAATTGTTTCGTAAGTAGTTGGAAATGTATTGGATAGTATGACCATCACCATGTAATTCTAGGATTTTACGGTCGATTCTAGGTAAAAAGGTAGCGTTTTGGCTTAAAAAGCTTGATATTTCATAGTAATATTGAGTAAAAATATTATATTTATGCCTTATAACACTTAATGGTTTTTGCAAAATGCCACCGTACTCATTGAATAGGTCTTGACGGCGTTTCCCCGATCGTTCTATATCATTGAATCCAGAATCATCTAGGCGCTTATACCATTCTCTTTGTAACTCTCTAAAGGCTTTTCCTGTTAATAGCTCTTCTTTACTTTTCATACTATTTGTTTACATTTTTTATTATAAAGAGTAAAGATAAAGGTTGATTTATTTTTATTTTCCTGTATTATCTATATTAAG